GGCGTTTGGATCAAGTTTCATTTTAGCCTCACTGACGGGGTGCCGAAACACCCCGTCTGCTAAGGTTTACAGACCTGTCGGTACTTCGTCCCAAGTCAATCCTATATCAACGTCAACACCAGCCGCTGCCATTGCTGCAATGACACAAACAGTTCCGGGCGCAAAGCCAAAAGCACCTTTCAGATCTCCGTTGTTCTGTACCGTCCCTACCGTTTCCACAGTAGCGGCATTTACAAATAACGGCCATACAACTACAGGTGCTGTGATGATCGTTGCAACGGAATAGGCAATGCAAGAACCGCCAGTAAGACCTGTTGATCCGGTAAGAAGCGATTTTCCGCTCAAGGTTGCTGCAGTTGTGGTGGTCGGCGTAATCAACTGAGGACTGACCGCCATAACCATTCCAGTCATTGCTGCGGATATTATGGTTACGTTGACACTCCACAGCTTCGGGATCATGTTCACGCCGCTACCAGTTGGATTGTAAATAATCATTCCGATTGCCGCCGTTGCCGTATATAAAGCGACATCCTGAACTCCGCAAAAAGCAAAGAAATGTTTCCCTGCCTGTGTTTTGTCCTGATAGCCGTCCTCAACGATCAACCCACCCAAACTATTCGCCCTGAGTGGATTAGTACCCGTCGATGCCGGAGTATTTCGTCCAATTTTTCCAAACATTTCTAACCTCCTATAACAATTCTGCTCGTTTTATGGCTCGCGCCTTCCGAAGATCGAGACTCCAGCCGTCAGCATACCTTACAAATTCGTCTCCCGTATCAACCGCGTGAAAAATTGACCCCGCCGGATACTCATTTTCTGAGAGTTCGTCAAGATCGGATAAGACTCCCTGGTAAGGTGTCACCGTTGCAATTTTTTCAAGCATGGCTCACCCCCTTATATGGCCGCTTCCATGTAAGCACCCTCATCGAGAGGCACATACCAGGCCGAGAACTTTGCCGAGCCGCCTGTAAATGCTGCGGTCGTGGCATGAAACAATAATGCTCCGCCGAGACCAACCTGTCCCAGAATATAAGGATCTGCGGCCTTCGCCACTGAAGCTCCGATGGCGCTGAATGTGGTAGTTCCACCTATTGCGGCCCCGAGAATAAGACGCATACCTGCCGCCCATCCACCGGAACCGGCATCCAGCGAAACAGCCGTTATATCAACTTCCGCCCCACCTGTTGGCGTAAAACAGAATTTGACCAGACAGCCGGCACCGGCCAGAGTTACGATAGATTCTCCCACTAACTGGCGGACAAGAACCCTCCCACCGACTACGTTAAAAAGGGTCGTGCGTGTTGGGTTTGCCGTCGATAAGGTCGCGCCTGCTATGGTGGATGTATCTACCCGCAAGCCATAATTGATATCCGCGATTCTTGCTATTGTTGAAGGACTGTAATTCATTTTGTGACCTCCCTGGGCTGACCCTGTTCGGACCTCACCCATTTTAAGTGGAGCGGGTTTTTACACCCGCCCCGGTTATGGGTTATCAATCATAAATAGCCGTAGGCATAGGGATATTCTTATACCTCGGCTCGCTCAGAACAACAAAGCAACACATAATAGCCGTGTCTGGGTCAGCAATGGTCAACATGACACAATCATTCGGAGCGGTAAGCATCGACGCTGAAATCGGGATCATGAACCTCCGGTTGACATCGTGAACCTGGGTAATGTTGAAAGTGTTCGCAGTAGCAGTCCGGGGGATCATGATGTCTTCATCAAAGAGAGTTCCATTCACGACAGCGGTCTTTCCACCACTGAAAGTCAGAACTTCATTGTCAACATAAGCGGTTTCGTCACGGCCATAAAGGATCACTTCGTTCCCGAGGTCTTCATAAACGTACCCGCTGGCCGTTGCCGCTCCAATTGCGGTTTCTCCTGCCGCCGCTGCAACTCCGCTCGATTCACCGTCGTATTTCAGGCGACAACCAGAATCAAAGTACCTGGTAAATCCGAGTGCAACCGTCGCCGAAGCAACTGACGGTCCCTGGAACATTGTGATTGCAGCCGTTTTAGTCATAGCCGCGCCCGTTATGATCCAGAACTCGGCCATCTGATAATTTTTGAGACTTACGATGTCGCTGTTTCCACCGGCATCTTTGTCAATGGGATTCCAACCGACTGCCAAATGATATTTTTTTCCGTATCCTTCCATTTTGAACCTCCATGCCGGGTCGTCCGGCATTTTTAAATTACCGGGTCGTCCGGTAGTTAAGCTCTGGTAGCCAGCGTAATGAAATGCGATTGTGTATAGTCTGCTCCGCCTTTATAGGGAGTCAGGGGAGTAGCCCTTACAGGCTGTCCATCTATCCGCATCACAAATCGAAATACCGACTGATCAGAAGTGAAAGCAACATGGATACTCATATCGCTCTGAATCCCGCCCTTTTCCGCGAGGATGTATCCACCGGTGAAGTCGGCCAGTATGATATCGCCAACCGTCCCCAGGGTCGGGCACTGTTCTATCGGAAGAACCGGAAGGCCATAAAGGGTATCAAAAGGCTGTCCACTCAGTCCATTGGCGGGCAGATAAATAGGAGCACCACCCGTACCAACCGCGAGGCTCATCGAATGAAGTTGAGGTTCGATATTCTGATTGATCAGCCACACCGCATTTGCTCTCGAAGAGGCAAACAGCCGGGACCGCATCTTCATGATGTTTTCCGCCATGATGGTTTTAGCTTTCTGCGCCGGTTCTTTAGCAACAGAAACAACACAATCAGAGGCAAGGATACCAAGAGGTTTTCCCGTGCCATTTCCATTGATGATCGCATCGTCAAGCTGGAATCCAAACTCCGCAACAAACGCCGTTCGAATGAAACTTTCGAGGGCCGCCGCATCTGACAAGAGTTCATCAGTCGCGTAACAGAGGCCAATCAGCTTATGAAGATTCAGTTCAATCTGCCTGAACTTCGGCTTGCTGGCTGTCTTCTCCGCTGCTTCATCTTTCCAGTAACCAATAATCCCACCGGACCTGGAAGCGGCTCGACTGGTTTCATCGACTCCGTTGATCTTCATGCCGTTAGCGTTGCCGGAAATCTGCTGCCGTCTACATCGTGCCGCGAGGATTCCGGTTGAGAACAACTGCTCCAGTAATGCGCTGGAGAAGTCCTGCTGAACAAGAAATCCACCATCGGAAGGCACAGACTCGCCGAGTCCGGTAGCTGCGTTGTAAAGTCTGGGGTCGATAGACCCGCCGGGCTGTCCGGCTCTCATAACCGCAAACATCTGCTCGCCAATACTGCCAAATTTTTGTTTATCAGCTATTTGAACAGACATGGCCGGCCTTTTCTTCTCGACCGTTTCCCGTTCTCCAGGCTCTGACAGAAGGTTTCCGACCCTTTCTTGCCGTTCGAGGGTTTTAACCATGGCGCTACGATCTTCAACGGCATCCATCATCTCGTTTTTAAGAAGCAGTTCGTCGCTCGTGAGATCGCGATTCTCCGCTATGGCCTGTGCATCGATATCTGCCACCTTTTTCATGAGGCTTTTGATATCTTCTCTATATTGATTTATTGTCTTCATTGTTTCCTCCTGATATTTAATTAGGTGTTGGTGCTGCTACTTCAGCCCTAATAAGCAAGTCAGCGATAAAGTCTTTCTTTGCGGTTATGGGTGCGGCAACCTCACGTTGATCCACTACAGGGGCAACCTCACGTTGATCCCCCTTGTATCCACCAGCAATGATTGACTTGGCCATCTGCGCAGAGCACCCGCCATCTCGGAGGATGTGCTCTAATTCCCTTGCCTTGGGCATTTCCTTCTTCCCTGAAATGTTCTCAGGTATGTTCTGATATTTCGCCTTTTCCATAACGGGTATGAACTTGGCACATGCAGCCATGTCCGCCTCGCCTGATATTGAATCAACAAATCCATAGTCCAACGCCTCGGCAGCGGTCATCCATGTTTCAGCCGCCATCAAGTCGTTGATTTCCGATTCGTCTTTTCCTGTTTTCGAAATGTATGTGGTTGCAATCGAAGTGTTCACTTTGTCCAGCTTCTCGGCAAAATCTCGCATATCGTCCGAGTTTCCCATTACCAGTCCGGATGCTTTATGGATCATGAACAAAGCGTTCTCGGCCATGATGACGGAATCGCCGGCGAGTGCGATAACCGAGGCGATGGAGGCCGCAAGGCCGTCAATGTATGTGGTCACGTTGGCCGGATGCTGCTTGAGAAGGTTGTAAATGGTGATCCCGTCAAATACGAGCCCACCCGGGGAATTGATATGCAGGTCGATCTGCCCAGCCTTGATCTCGGACAATTCCCTTTGAAAGCTCTTCGCCGTGATCCCGCCGCCGGTCCAGAAGTCTTCTCCGATTTCCTCA